AGAACCGCTCTGCAATGCAGCAATATTAATATCTTCATCAAACCAGACAAGTTCTTTTCCGAACTTGTTCAGATTCGGTATTAAAGCTACCTGCAAAAAGCCGTCAAGCTGACCCTTAACTAAGTTCCAGTAATCAGATATTGGATACAGCTTGTTAAAATCTGCATTAGCTTTCTTAAACGGCTTCATAGCCGGACAGATACCCGTGATAAGTGTACCCTGTTCAGCCAGCTTAGGCATATCCGGATTAAATTCACACTCAGTTAAAAACCGCTCTGCTCCGTAGTGCGGATACAGCACTCTGTCATCGTCCATATATATCATCCAGTCATACTTAAATATGTACAATGCACCTAACAGCTTATTACGTGCCATTGCTGGACCTAACTGTTCATCAAACGACATAGATATGATTCTCAGCTTGTCAGATGACAGCTTCTGCTTAAACTCATCGTCGTAACATTGTTCTACCCGGTATATCAGATGTGGAACATCAGCTAAGAAAGTTTCAAGCCAGTCAAGCTGCATGCGATGCAGTTTCAGACGTGCTTCTCTTATTACCGGGTCTTTCGGACAGTATGAGATAATGCCGAGCATGATTCTCTGTTCATTCGGCTTTATAATCTTATTCATCGCATCCGACTCCGAGAATATTCAGTATCTGATCACGGTGTTCATAACGTACGAGCGGTGTGTAATTTATAGTCCACAGATCTTTAGCACGTTCAATCAGACGTATGTCATTGAAATCAGTAAGATACTCTTTAGTATCGTAATCGACATACATATAATTACCGTACAGTTTCAGCTGATATTCTTTCATGAACGGCTTGATCCATTCTATCGGAACATTCAGATCCATGTAGCGTTTTATAGCGTCTCTGACGCTTGCTGACGCTATTCTGTGGTATGCAACACGTTTATCTACTATCTCCTTGCATGTTGCAAAATAAGCACGGTAGTTAGCTTTAGTAAGACTTTCACTTGCTCTGTTGATTACTAAAATACCCTGAATTATGATACCCATATAACTCATAAAATAGGCATCCGGTACTTTAGCTACATGAACAGGCAGTTCCAGCAAATCATGATACTTGTCAGGCTGTTCCTGAATAACAGCCAGTGTTTTCAACGTATGTTCCTTGATATTCATTGTCTCTCAATAACCCCTTTCTTATGTAAATCAGAGTCTGTAGTTTAAGTAAACTTCCAACATGTCAGCAACTACAGTAGCATCGGTGTAGTCTTTAAATTCTTTAATAATCTCATCAACACGTTCTTTAGTAAGCACGGTATCTGGCTTAGCTAAAGGTGTGATTTCCGTATTGAGTGTTACGAGTCTTTTGTTCAGAATTGCAATGCCTTCGTTTTCGATCAGATTTGTCTGAAGATTACGTGTGTTGAATACTTTAACAATATTCTTATATATGTTTTCAACAGTACCGAACTCTTTAATAAGTTCACGTGCCTGCTTGTCACCGACACCTTTGACACCCGGAATATTGTCTGACTTATCACCGCATAATGCTTTGTAATCAATGATCTGTTTCGGTGTAAATCCGTATTCTTTAAAGAATAACTCATCAGTCCATAATGTGTTCACGTAGTTCGGTTTAAGCTGTAGCACTGATACATTTCTGGATAGCATCTGTAACCAGTCCATATCACCTGTGATGAGTAAGCACTCATCATTTTCTGTCACGTACTGCTTGATAAAGCAAGCTGCAAGGTCATCAGCTTCGTATCCCGGTTCACGATATACAGTACCGATCTGAGCACATATTTTTAAGATAAAGTCTATCTGCTTGTAGAACTTGTCATTCTGCTTGTCACGGTTCTGCTTATAATCTGTAAGCATTTCTTTGCGATAGTTACTACCGGCAGAGTCAGCTACAAATATCGGATAATACTGTTCCGGAGTTTTAACTCTTGAATAAAACTGTTTAAAAAATCCTACGATAACCTGTGTTGGTTCACCTTCTTTGTTAGTAAGTTCCGGATACCCATATAAGGCTCGGTATGCTAATGCATATACGTCAACTACTACATATTTCATATTAATTCTCCATTCACTTTCAAAATTATACAATATATCGTTTTATATAAAGTTCCTCCCATATCAAGAGGGACTTTTTATCTCTATTATTTTTTTTTCAGTCAACAACCTTGTGTTTAGCTACTCCGAGCTTCTTATCGCTGTCGTTTTCAGTGACATTTATGAACGCTTCATGAACCCAGCGAGGTCTTAAAATTCTGTCTTTAGAATCTCTTTTTCCGTACCAATAGTTGTGCCAGTGTGCACGTCTCATATGAGGACGTTTAGTAGTTCCGGTACCGATATAAGCTGTATTGGAAGGTCTTGCAGACTGTTCAGCTTTAAATTTTCTAAAAGCTGATCCAAAGTATTCACCGACAACATATTCACGTTCCGGCATATCAGTCTTAACACGTTTGTCTTTAGATCTCTGCTGCTTTTTAGCATCCTTGTATCTCTGCTTTGATACCTGAGTTTCTTTAATATCAGGCTCGTACGAACACAGATACAAAAGTGCCTGCAATATTGTTGAGAACATCTTAGCTTCTTTCATATGATCTGAACTAAGTTCTGCATCACCGTCTGCGAACTTGCTTGCGATGCACATGCTGTTTATCAAGTCCTGCATAGTAATAGAATCACGGTCATTCGGCATTGTAATGCTATGTACAAACTTGCTCATGCCCTGATAGTAATTAACACACAGAATGATCCACATCTGATCAGTACCGACAGTCACATCAAGAACGGTTACAAGTGTGCCGTCGGCACCTATCATATCACATAACTCCCGATTAGCGGAGTAATCAAGATACATGACATGATGCGGTAATGTAGCCAGCATGCTGCCGTGTATCGGGATAGTTGCATCAGTATCGACAAGTTCTGACAAGAACTCTTTGTCAAAGACATATACCTGCTTGGAACGTCTAAACCGCTCAATCTGTGCAGCAAACTGATAAATGCTGAACATTGTATTAGTCATCCCGGCTTTTTCACAAAGATCATCGACGTACTTGTGCATCTCAGTTGCCTTTTTAATAGCATCCGCTACACGTTCATCTTTAATTGTCTCTGTCACATACTCAGCAAAGTCACTCAGTGTCATGCCGTAATGACGTGCTAAATAATATGCACATATTGTTGGTTCCAGGATAGATACCGGATACTTGCGAAGTATCATGTCATATGTTTCTCTGGTATCATCAAGATTATAATCGTCTAATACAACACTCATGTCTACACCTTCCTTAATTGTTGCTGTTTCTCTTACTGTGATTATATTATAACACATTATTCTGAAAAATTCGAAGATAAAGTTATGAAAAAACGCACCTGAACTCTAAAAATTCAGATGCGTTATATTTTTTAATCAGTAAGCACTGAAGGCAGCTTGCATATATTGCATACATCATCATCAATCAGTGCAAGATCACCGGCAAGTCGTACATCGATTAATTTCTTGAATTTATGTTTACTTGCGATTCGACAGTAGTCCGGAACAGCACTTAATTCGGCTGTCTTCATCAGATGTGTCATGTGAATTTCGTCGTCTGTAACCTGGTAACATCGCAGATTGTCATTTTTCTTGACAAGATACAGGTCAATCGGATCTGTAAAATGTCTCTTGATTGAGAATTCTCGTGTGAACACGTCAGTCATAATTAACACCTCCGCAATCAATGGAATACAATCATGTCCGGGTCGTCGCTGTCAACACTGATATACGGTGTATCCGGCTGATCCGTTTCTCCTTCTCGTGGAACTTTATACGGTGGTTTCTGATCACCATATGCCTGTTTAAGATAAAGATATGCATACCAAACCGGGTTAAATCTGAATGTTTCAAATTCAAACTTAATACGCAGCTGAGCGGTTTTCGGCAGCTTCATTGTGTCGAACCATGAACTGTCTACTACTATTTCTGGTCGTTCACCGACCTGCTTAAATAGTGCCCACTGTTCCGGGTCATCTTCTGCTGAGATGCGATGTTTAACATCATTCGGCAGATTCCATGTTACAGCTTTCAGCTTGCCTCTGAAATCGTCAGCCATCATAAAATGCATGTTTATATTCTGTCCGTATTCTTTAACTTTCATGTACCCCTGTGTACTTTCCTCAGTAGGTACTGCTTTAATATAAAATTCTGTTGTCATTGTTAATTCAAACTCCATTCTAAAACATAAATAAAAAATTATAACTGTAAATCGAGAATCATGTTTACAAGCTGTTTCTGTGATGCTTTGCTCATGATATCCGCACTTAAAGCAGCCTTGCCGTCTATAATGCGTTCGTTTACTTCATCTATTGTATTATTTGTAATAAGCCTTGTCACGTTTACCGGATTATACTGTCCAATTCTATGACAGCGGTCCTGTGCCTGTTCTTCATCAGCCGCAGTCCACGGCAGCTCATATTCTATAATATGTGAACTTGCTGTAAGCGTAAGTCCGGTGCCCATTGTCTGATAATTGCCGAGAATAATGTTGCACTTATCGTTTTCCTGAAAAGCCCTGACATTCTGATCTCTGACTTCTGCATCTAAATCACCGTAAATAAGTGCCGGATTATAGCCGTGTCGTCTTAATATCACATCGAGATATTTAAGTGTAAATATGAACCAGGTGAATATAACAACCTTTTGTCCGGATCCGATAAGCTGTTCCAGCATATCAAGTAACACTTCCAGCTTTGCACAACATTCCGGATTAAATGACTCCAGCACTAAAGGAGGACAGTCTACCGCTTTTCTGAGTCCTACAAGTTGTCCCATCGGACTCACCGAAGCTTGTATGTCGTCACGACGTTCTCTTAAATCTTTCTGTACTTCCTTGTACAATTTCAGCTGTTCTGGCAACAGGTCAATTCTGACTGTTTCAACTGTCTTTTCCGGGAGATCAAGACACTCTTTCTTAGTACGTCTTAGAGACCATTCCTGCAAGTCAACACCGAGCTCATCTGTATTTTTGTAGCCGACTATTTGCTTATCTTGGAAGCCACCCATGATGCAATATTTAGATCTAAAATATGACATCGGAGGTACGGTACGTCCCATCCATTTCATCATCGGATACAGATCAAGCGGTGAGTTAATCACCGGAGTACCAGTAAGTCCAAGCTTATACGGAGGATTCAGCTTTAAAAGTCCCTCTGTCTGTTTAGCTTTATTGTTCTTGCAACGATGCAATTCATCAATAACTATCTGCTGTATTATGTTCTTTTTACAACAATTTGCTAACGCATCTGAAATTTCTTCAGAACGTAATGCTTCAATGTTGATAATAAATATCTCTGCCGGTATCTTTTCTATCCTTTTGATATCCTCAACCTTGTCCTTACCGCTGCCGATCTTAGTCTTAATACCTGACTTTCCGACAGCCCTTGTACCGAGTATGTAACCTTTTAAATCAGTGTGTTTCTGCACCTCAGCCAACCAATTATACTGCAAGCTGGATACTCCGCAGATAATCAATGCTCGTTTTATCTGACCGCTTTCAATACGATTCACAATCAAGTCAAGCGACTGCTTAGTCTTGCCGAGACCCGGCTCGTCCAATAACAGCATCTTATCATGCGATCGTGCGTAATCCAGAAAAGCTTTCTGATGATCATATGGAACTGTTTTATATTTATTATAACAATAGCTATCAGCGTCGGGATTTAGATTCTCTTCCTTCTGCACAATGAGTTGTATCTCTTGTTTATTATCATCGTATCTCGGTACCCACCGGTGTTTCGGACTTGATTTGTAAAAATAGAGTTCATACTGCCTCGCAGATTTGCTAATCCACTCAACAGGTTCACCGTTGTAAAAATAAAACATATTTTATTAACATCCTTTCGTCTAAGTAGAATAGTCCTAATTTTCACTATATACAGTATATCACATCATTTCGGGAAATTCGAAGATAAATTCAGTTCGTCAGAATAAACAAATCTACTATGTTTATTTTAATTCATATTTAATATATTGCATATCAGATTGAAAAATTAACTCGCAATTTTCTTAAGTGTTCCGCTTTGCGGTCGAACCCGTCTTTGACGTTTTCTGATACACTTAAGAAAATCAATCTTTGATCTTACGACAAACCGCTCAGAAAATTTTTTTCGCTGATAGCTTGACAGCTAAGCACTGACGTGCTATAATGTTATTGTGGCTTAGTGGGAAAAAAAACACTATTTTGGAGAGTGAGACTCACTTCTGTTTTTAATGATGCGACAACATATCGTTAATACCCATGATATTAAATGATTAGTACACCCATGTTAAATAAGTATACAAACGAAAATCCCATCGGAGATGTTTAAAGCATTTCTGATGGGATTTATTGTTTTTCGGGATTATTTATGGCTGTCTCGTTCTTTTACAGCTAACTTATCACAGAGTTCATTTTCTGGATGCCCAGCATGTCCTTTAACCCAAACAAACTCTACATTGTGTCGTTCTAAGAGCGGAAGCAACTGTTTCCATAGATCAGTATTCGGAACAGGAGTGTGTTTGTCTTTCATCCAGCCTTTTTTCTGCCAGTTATAAACCCAACCTTTAGAAACACTGTCACATACATATTTACTGTCTGTAGTTAATGTGATATCACAGGGTTCAGTTAGCAGTGATAACGATGCAATTACAGCTGTTAATTCCATACGATTATTTGTAGTCTGATGTTCACCACCGGACAATGTTTTCTCCATTGTCTGATATCTAAGTAAAGCACCCCAACCACCCGGACCGGGATTTCCACTACAGGCACCGTCAGTGAATATTCTTACATGTTTACGTTCTTCCATTATTTAGGACTCCTTTTGTAATTCATTAAAAATTTTAAGATAAATCACGTTGTCTATGATGTTTCCGGTAAAAGCAAGTATGAACAACCCCTTAAGAGGTATCTGATAAAACAAAGCTACGCTTGCACCTAAAACCGTTGCTATGCTGCATACTATATTAATATTGTTATCGTACTGTTCTCGTAACTTTTCATCAGGATGCACTTTAGCACGCATCTTAGTTCCACCGCAAGCCATGTTTCGTGTGATGAGTGAATATATAAGTACATTCAGCAGAAAATAAAATTTTAAATCATGTCGTATTAACACATCAGCAAACAGAACAATATCTGCTATAATCTCAGCAAGCGTGATCCATCCGTAGAACCGAAACAGCTTATCGCTGAATTTATTCCATATCCAACAAAACAAGATAGTACTCAGACATTGCAGTATGTTCTCAATACTGATATAGCTTGCTGGAACTATCTTGACTGTTTCAGCATAAACATAAGGGTACGATGCTGAATAGAACAGCATTGATAAGAACCCAGCTAAGAGCAGTGAACTACCACGGAGCTAAACCTCCGTGGCTTCTTGTTTCAACGATTTCAGTTATTATCACACTAATATTAGCAGTTTTCCTAAAATCTCCACAAGCGTGTTAGATTCGGGCGGTTCCCGCCCTA